CTAGAACTCATTACTACCGGTGAAAAATCAGGTACATGGGGAACTATTACTAATACAAACTTACAAATTTTAGAACAAGCAGCATCAGGATATTTATCCTTAGCGGTAGGATCAGCTGATGTAGCATTGTCACTTGCAAACTATGCAACATCAAATGGTAAAAATTTATACTATAAGTTAACGGGTACTCTAACTGCAAATAGAACGGTTACTATGCCAGATAGTGCTGAAAGAGTTTTTATAGTTGAAGATGCAACGGACAGATCTTCTTCTCTATATACATTAACCGTTAAAACAGTTTCAGGAACAGGACTTGCTTTACCGGTTGGATCTACAACAATTTTATATTCTGATGGAACTAATATTACAGGTAAATTACAAACTAAAGGATACATTACACCGGGAGCAACCTATACAACGGTTAATGGTGATCAAGTTTTAGTGGACACATCAGGAGGTGGTATTGGTGGACCGGTTACAATCAATTTACCAGCATCCCCTGCAATAGGTAATGAAGTACATTTTATAGATTCAGGTAATAACCTTGCGTCAAACAATTTAACAATCGGTAGAAATAGTTCTAATATTTTAGGCTCTGCTTCTGATTTAGTAGTATCTACAAACACAGCGGCATTTACTTTAGTTTATGTTAATGCAACAAGAGGCTGGGTATATAAAGATAACATATAGGAGCACGAACCATGGCTCTAATTGATTTTAAAGTCTTACCAGGAATAGACAAGCAAGATACCACATCTGGCGCAGAAAACAGATGGGTTGATTGTGATAACACAAGATTTAGATATGGACTACCAGAAAAAGTCGGTGGTTGGTCATCATTAGTTACCGATACAATGGTAGGTGTTGCAAGACGTCAATTTGCATTCGTTGATTTAGATGGAAATAGATACATTGCAATTGGAACAGATAAATTTTTAATCATATATTTTGAAGGTCAACTCTATGACATTACACCTTTAAAAGCTACTTTAACATCCTGCACTATTGCAACTACATCTGGTTCAGCTGTTTGTTCTATTACAAAAACTTCTCATGGTTTAAATGCTGGTGATATTGTATTATTAGATAATGTAACTTTACCGGGAGGTACAGGTTATGTTGATTCAGATTTTGAAGATAAATTATTTCAAGTAACAAGTATTACAAGTTCAAGTGTATTTACAATTACACAAAGTTCTAATGCTACAGCAACGGTTGCAACGGGAGGTAGTCTAGAAGTTAAACCTTATGAAACAGTTGGACCTGCAGAACAATCTTATGGTTATGGTTGGGGTATTGACACCTGGGGCAGTGGTAATTGGGGAGAAGCCGCTTCTGCATCTGACGTGAGTCTGGAACCAGGCCTCTGGAGTTTAAGTAACTTTGGTCAAGTATTAGTTGCAACAATTGCAAATGGAAAAACTTTTACATGGAATGCGGGGGACGCTTCAAGATTAACAACAAGAGCATCAACAACTACATCAGGGTTCGAGACAACAAATAACCCAACAGCAACTAGAGTATCTTTAGTATCACCTACAACACGTCACCTAATTCATTTAGGAACTGAGACAACGATTGGAAATACAGCAACTCAAGATGATATGTTTATAAGATTTTCTGATCAAGAAGATATAAATGATTACACACCAACTGCAATTAACTCAGCTGGTTCACAAAGATTACAGGATGGTACAAAAATTATAGGTTCACTAAAAGCAAAAGAAACAATTCTTGTTTGGACAGATAATGCATTGTACACAATGAAATTTATTGGAGCACCTTTTACATTTGGCTTTGAGCAAGTTGGTACTAACTGCGGATTGATAGGTAAAAATGCAGCTGTTGAAATTGATGGTGTTGCGTTTTGGATGTCTAATAATGGTTTCTTTATGTTTGATGGTACAGTTAAATCTTTACCTTGTTCTGTTGAAGATTATGTTTATGATCAAGCAGATACTACAAAAGGTCAACAAATTTATGCTGGATTAAATAATCAATTTACAGAAGTAACTTGGTATTATCCCTCAACTAGTTCTGATTATAATGATCAATATGTAGTATTAAACTATGGAGAAAAAGTAGAAGGTGGTGTTTGGTATATAGGAACAGAATCTAGAACATCTTGGATTGATGCTAGTGTATATCCTAAACCTTCAGCTACTAAATTTAATGACTCAGCTACCGGTACTTTCCCAGTTATTATTGGTGAAGACGGTTTAGGTCAAACTACTTTATTTGAACATGAGGTAGGAACTGATCAAGTAAATCCTGATGGTAGTACTACAACGGTTACCTCGTTTGTAAAATCATATGATTTTGATATACAAAGCCAAGGCACATCAGGTGATGTATTTTTAGCTATGAGAAGATTTATACCTGATTTTAAAGACTTACAAGGTAATGCAAAAGTAACTTTAGCAGTTAAACGTTATCCTCAACAATCAGATACAACTACTTCTTTGAGTCCCTTTACAATCAACGCAAATACTGATAAAAAGGATACAAGAGCCAGAGGCCGGTTTGTTAATATCAAGATAGAAAACACTGATGTTAGTGAGTCTTGGCGCTTTGGTACATTACGAATAGATATACAACCAGATGGACGTAGATAATGGCAACTTTATTTGATTTAGCACAACAATATTTAAACAGAGCTTTACCTGAAACTTTTAGGTATGATAGAACTCCACCTATTGGAACTAATCCTCCAGGTTTATTTCCTCAACCTCCGGTAAAAAAACCTATAGAAAAAATATTACCTAGACCCGGCGGCAACGAAGAAGGGTTCAGTGTTTATAATCCTGATCCTAATAGAACAAGAACAGAAGATCAATATAGTCCGTATGCTTATAATAGAGCTATGAGAGACACTGATAAATTTGGACAAACGGTAGGTCCAAATCCAGATTTGTATTATCAACCACCACTAAAGGGTATACCTGGTGCAATACAAGGTTATATGAAAAACAGTATACCAGGACAATTAATTGGAAGTGCAGTACGTGGAATAGAAAGTTTACTTCCTGTAAATCCAAGAGCAAAATTAGAAAATGAATTATTAGGTTCTGGTATTATGTTAGATGACATTGGAAGAGTTGTAAGTAATGATTACAATACTGCAGAAGGTATTATGGCTGGATACAACGCAGCTAAAGTAACCGATAAAACTTTTGATAAAAGAAGAGACACTATTGAAAAAACTTTAGGAACTAAATATGGTTTATCTAAATCTCAAATTGAAGCTGCTAAAAAAGATCCTAACTACACAGGACCAGGTGCAAATTTAGTAAATAGATTAGGTTTATTAGATGAGTCACAAGATTTATTTGATGATGCTAGAACCAGAACTAAAGATATATTAAAAGAAGAATACAAAAAAGATCCTAAATATCAGTTTACAGGACCTAATGTTCAAGGAGATTTTAAAAGTATATTAGATACAAAACCTAAAGCACCACCTTCAAAACCAAAAGGACCACCAACAGGTATAAATAGACCAGGTACACCTTCAAAACCAAAAGGACCACCAACAGGTATAAATAGACCAGGTACACCTTCAAAACCAAAAGGACCTAAACCAGGTAGTTCTAATCCTAGAAAACCTGGACCAGGTGATAGAGGAAGAGGTCAAAGTAATGTTGGAACAAAATCTAAAGGACCTGTATCAACAAAAGGACAAGCTGGACCACCAAGTCAAAGAGGTGGCGGCGGAGGCGGAGGCGGCGGAGGCGGTTGCTTCTTAAAAGGAACTTTAATTACTATGTTAGATGGAACTAGAAAACCAGTAGAACAAGTTGATCTAGGCAATGAAGTTGCAATTGGTGGTAAAGTATTTGCAACAGGTAAATTCTTAGTTAAAAATTTACATGATTATAAAGGTATCAAAGTATCTGGTAGCCACATGGTTAGTGAAAATAATAAATGGGTTAGAGTCGAAGATAGTGAACATGGTAAATTATTAGGGAATGAAGAACACACAGTTTATGTATTTGGTTCTGAAAACAGAAGAATTTTAATTAATGACATTTTATTTACAGATTACTTTGAAGTAAATGAACAAGATAAATTAATGAATAATGAAGAAGATTTTTTTGATAATTGGAAACTGTACGC